GTTGTAGGCTACTGCCAACAGAAAATGCCGAAGTTGAAACAGTACCAGTAAATGTGACTTGCTGAACGTAAATTACATCCAGATAAGATTCAATCGGACTTACTAAGTCAGAAGGAGATACTGAAAGTATATCGTTATTTGTATAACCAGTACCACCAGAAGTAATTAATACACTATCTACTGCACCAAGTTTTGATATTGTGTATGAAAATCCAGTTCCAGATCCATACGCTGGACTAAATCTTAATGTAGAACTACCGCCAGTTGTTGGAGATTGAGATAGAGTTATTGTATTTCCAGAAATACTAACAACAGTTGTGTTGGATGGTAAAACACCAGCACCAGCAGTTACTGTAACAACATCACCTACTCGAATTCCAGTTGAGCTTGCTATAGTAATCTGATTTGGATTTACTGGAGAAAAAATTAATACAGCACTTCCAGATTGTATTGGAGCAGAAGATAGAGTCAGAGTTGTTGGTCCATCTACTGACTGTACAGTAGTTGCCGAATCTATCTGACCAGTTCCAGAAACTTTTGTTACTGTATATCCAGCTAAAATTCCCGAAGTGTCACTGACAGTTATCTGACTTCCTGAACCTAAAGTAGCAGAAACATTATTTACAGATGCTTGTAGAGTAGTAGTTATTCCATTAATTGGTCCTGGTAAAGTTAAAACGTTTCCTACAGAATAACCAGATCCTCTATTTGAAAATGTAACACTTGTTATTCTTCCTGGATTATTTGATACTGTGTATTGAAATCCAGAACCAGCACCACCTAAATTTGTATTGCTTGCACTTAAAATATCACCAGTAACATATCCAGATCCGCTTGAGTTTATAACAACACCAATTACTTGAGTTCCGCTAACAGTTATTGTGGCTGTAGCACCACTACCAGATCCACTAACATTTGTCAGAGGAACAGATGTATAAAGTCCAGCAGTATAACCAGTTCCAGCTGCGGTGATATTTCCTTGTAATGCTGGTACTGTAAAAGAAACTAGTGCTCCTGCTCCAGATCCACCACTAAGAGCAACACCACTATATGATCCAGCAGTATATCCAGTTCCTATTGCAACTGTTCCAGTAAATCCTACTACCGATATAGTTGCAGTAGCATCGGAACCTGTTCCGCCAGTTAAAGATATATTAGAAAAAGTGCCAGTAGAATAATTTTGACCAGAATTTGAAATTAGTACATTTGCATTCAAAACAGAAGTTTTGTACAAATTAACATCTTTAAAAGAATCTATAGATGATGCTGAGGCATCTAATACTCTTTTTTGATCTGCAGCAAATCCTATTTTTCCAATTCCAGATTTATATATTCCAAGATTGACATCTGAAACAAATGAAAGAGATGGAGCAGAAACAGATCCATCTCCCAACTTCAAATTACCAGTAGAAAGATCACTTCCACCAGCAGTAATATTAAAAAGTGAAGATCCTATTTGATTAATCTTCTGCCTCTGCTGCTCAAAGGTATCAGTTCTGGCTACTTGAATTGCTGGCATGTTTGATTAACTCTCTTAGTAAAGTTTTGATCTCAGAAACTTCATTCTTCAACATATTTATGTCTTCTAATGCGGAATTGAAGTGTTTTGATTTTCGCCTCGCTTCAATAGCAGATGCATCCAAATTCAAGATAGCACCTGTGTTTTGGTCTCTGACGAGACCATCATGACCACTAACTTTGATATAGTCCATACGCGGAAATTAGAATGACGCTACAGCACGAATATCTTGAATTTTTGGAACATATGCTGGATCAATAGACTTCATGACAATCTTGACAGCAAATGACGAAAATTCTGGAAGGTCTGAAACACTATACTTTAAATCTTGGTATGAAGATTGCTTTTCAACAATACTAGAAATACTATTCTCTGGAGTAGCAATCTCTGCAGTATCTGGTTGACCATTACCATTAAAATATACCCAATCAATATCATCCAGAGTTTCTTGACTTGATGCCTTCTTGAACTTATAAAGAACTTCAATATTTGAAATTTCTTTAGTTGTTGCAGTTAAGTAAACATCAATTGAAACTCCTGGATTGCTGATAGCAATTTCCTTTGTGATATACTTGGCAATAGATGATCCATTTTTAGATGTATTTTCTGGAACAAAATCTATTCCATTTGTATATTCAATACTTCCAATTTCCAGTAGTAGAGATTCTCCATCTGGTTGATTTGGATATTTGATATAATCTCCAACACGGAAAATATCAGTCAACTGGTCATTAACATCTGCATTTCTATTAAATGTCTCGCTGTCAATAATTCTTCCATAAAAATCATTATCAATTGGTTGATTATCGACTCTCAAAGTCAACTGTTGAGTCTTGTTATTCCAAATAACAGATTTACCTGTGATAATGTTATCGTATGTTTGTAGAATGTTTGATGGATTTCTAGCAACGATCGTTGCTGCATCGTCAATTTCAACAAATACCTGAGATGGATTTGTACTAATTGTAACACTAGTTAATCCTGGTTGATCTCCAAGGGAAACTGTTTCGCCTCGTTGGAATGTTGTTGATGTTTTAACACGAACCCATACTTTAGATCCTTCTACCTTAGCAATAACACCAACTGCTTTAGATGCAAGACCTTTAATTGGTTGATCATTCTGAATCTCTACACCAGCTCCACCAAGAGTAAATTGATAGATCTGATAGAAAGTAACTATTTGATCTCTTCTTCCAAATCTATCTTCCTTACCAGAAGCATTTTCTACTCTATTCGAAATTGCTTTTACGCTGCAACTAGAAAGATCAATAACTGGAGATAAGTAAGATACTGATGATGATAGAACCAGTTTATATGATAGAGAATTATCTAGATTATTCAGGGTTTCATTAATATCCGAAGCAATAACTTTTTGATTTGAGAAGTATTGTGGCTCATTTAAAAATGTTTTTTCATATTCAGTTTGAGAATAAGAAGTATAATTTGTCGTATTGGAATCTACGGGAACAATATTAGTAGTTTTAACTGTCGATTCGATCTTTGTTCCAGTAAATGTTAAGTACTGAATTTGTGGATATAGAGTTTCGAACTTTCTATTGTAAGAAGCATAAACTTTATTTCCACCTCCAATAACATTACCAGATGCTTTGATTGGCGAAGTGATATTATAACTATCAATTCCAGCGTTTGATACTTGGAACAATCTTGTGTTGAGTGCTTCTGAAGTTATTCCTCCAGATTCCTTAGCACTTCTGAAGAATACGTAAGAATCTCCAGAATCTTCAAAACCATTATCTCTATGATTTACCTTTACAATTTGATTGTTGTTTCTGAATAGTTTTGATGTAGCATTAGTATTTGCAGTAGCATTAGTTTCAAATGGATTGTTTTCAAGTAATTCATATCCCAATCCTTCATTCTTAAGAACCAACTCAGCACTTCTTTCAATAGCAAATTCTGCTCTGTATAATCTAAACTTGAGATCTTCGAAGATGTCTTCGGTCCAGTTGTCAACATTCTGTGATCTATATACAGATCCAAGAGAAGGTTGAGTGGTAATCACGGTACTGGTTGCAATATCAATTTCTCCAAGTCTCGATGACCACAATTCGTAATCAACAGAATCAGTTTCTACTGCAAGAGCATATTCTGTATCATTTTGTAGGTAAATTGGATGCTCAAACGCAAAGTGTGTTGGTACTGTGGATGCTGTGACTCCCTCTATATCAACCGCTACGCCCATTCTAACCGCTGAGGTATCGATCTCTACAAACGTTTGTAATTCGCACCCTCCAGCGCCATTACCGATGCCTCTGATGACAACTGATGGTGGTTCTGTGTATCCAAATCCATTTAAGGATATTTCAGCGTTGTAGATCTTTCCATCAGAGATTTCTACACGAGCACTAGCAACAGATCCTCCTGGTAACTGAGGGCTTTCAATTGTCAATACAGCACTCTCATAGTTAATTCCTGGATTAATAACTCTGATTCCAGAAACTTTGCCACTATCTTTTGCGATAGTTAGTTTCAATTGAGCACCATTAGAAGCATTAAATGAAGTTAATGATGGAATCAGTAGATCTTCATTTGGTCTGAATGAACGACCGTTGTGATTTGTTAGAACAAGAGTATAAACTTGCTCATTTGTCAAACTATACTTTCCAGTAGAAGATGCTACTACTTCAATACCATTCTTATCAATAATTTTTTCAATAGGACCACTAGCAGCAGAACTTGCTCCAGTAACGTATTCTCCTTTTGTAACACTAAGATTGCCATTTGTGTAGCACTTAAGTAGTGTGAATGGAGATAAAGTTTTCTCCGTTCCAGGAAGAATATTCTTTCCTGGTTTATCGGAATCTACGTTAGTTAGATATACCTTTACTGGTATTTGATTGCTCTTATTTTTAAAGAAGAGATCAACACCAGTAACAAATAAACCACCATCATAGTTCTCAATTTTAAATGTTTGAGCTAGTGGATTTGGTCTTACTGGATTATCGGTATTGCTATCCACAAACTGCACACCTTCGTTTGCTTTGAAGAACGCTGGTTTTGTTGATACTATTCCAGATGGATTTTCTGGAAGAATACCAGTAGCATAGTACTTAACTTCTGCATAAGTGTCTACTGATAGTTTATCTGCATCTGTAGCACTTGATGTAAATCTGAATGTTAGGATGCCAGTAGTTACTCTTATTTCCTCTGCGGATGTATCATAATCTACAGTATCTACATCTCCAGTCCACACAGCATTTTCTCTTGGTGGTAATCCTGCTGGAATAAGAACAATACCACTTGCGTTGCCATTCTCGTCAGTTGTTACAGATCCATTAAATGCAGATGGAGAATTACCAGCAATTCCAGTAAATCTTAGATCTGGATTTATCCAACGATTAACATTTCTTCCTTCTAGGAAGACAGAAATGTTTGTATTTGGCTTCATTCTCCTAATGACAAACTTAACAGGAACACTTCTCGCAAAGAACTGTAGTGATGTTGAAACAACATTACCACGAACGGTCTTCGTTTGAACTCCTTTAGCAACCTCATTATTTTGAGGACTAATATTTGATGAACTTGCCACCGATGCCATACCAACAGTAGCAATTGCTTTCTCTGTGTTATTTTCTCCAAGAGAATTGATAGCAATAAATGATGAACTTGCACCAATCCAATTTACAACAAATGAATTATGTAAACTGGAAAGACTTTCTCTTACATTATCTTTTGCTATAAAAATCTGATACAGATCAGTATTGGTATCAACAATTACTGGTTCGATGCTGTCATCATACCATTGATCGATACTTGGAGATATTTGAGCATCTCCAACGTATTGAAGAACAACAAATGGATTTGGATTTAAAGTTTTGGAAGCAAATCCATTTCCTAGTAGTTCTAGACTTGTATATGGAAGAGTTACAATATCACCAGATTTTTTATATCCTGAAACAACTCTTTGATCTTCTCTTACATTTACTTCTCTTAGAGTGAATGAATTCTCTTTTGATTGTGGACGAAGAACAGATTGCTGAGTGTCAATAGCACATTGGTAATCAAGTGATGCTAGATTGCCAATCCTATGTGATTCAAAATTATCTACAAAGAATCCACTCTTAAATCTATCAAATCCAACTTCATCCTTGATCTGCATGTTTAATGCTTGTTGTTCTAAGATACTCAACGATGTGTAATACTCTAGACGTTCAATACGCTTTTCTAGCTTTCCGATATCTCTCATCGTATATCTACGATTGTCTACTGGAGTAACTCTTACATCTTTGCTGCTTAGGGTAAATGCAGGGATGTAAACATAGAACAGAGGAATTGCATCATCGATGAGATCTGGTTTAGTTGGATTGAGTGATGAATTTCCTTCCTTGACAATAAAATCACCTCTCTTATCTAAGAATACGCCATCGATTCTATCAAGATATTGAACTTGACTGAATGAAAGTGTGTATTCTAGATTACTATCAGATGCTGGTGAACTAGCAATAACTGCTCCTGCTCCAGAGAATCTTCCATTTGTTACGGATAGAGATGAAGTATTTTGGAATCCAGCAATAATCGAATTGCTATCAACCTTCGGTCTAAAGTCAATTACATTCTTTAGATTGACAATACCATGAACAGAAGAATCAAATGTTGGAATTTCGTCTTCCGTAACTCCAGCCTCATGTAAGTAACTATCAATTACACAGAAGTCTCCTTGTGACTGCTCAAAGTAATCAAAAGCAATAACCAATTGACCAGAAGTTGGATTATATCCTGG